TAGATGGGTCTGTTTTGATGAATTTGTACAGACAGACTCAGGTGCAATAGACTTTGCGCCATCACTCAAACGATATATTGAAGAACATTACCCAGAAAACACTTTTAAAGGATGGGGTGATCCTTCTGGTAACAATAAAAATCAAGCAAACTCTGATACACCCTTTCAAATACTACGTGCTGCTGGCATACCCTGTCAGCCTACAGTAACAAATGACCCAATGAAACGTAGAGCAGCACTAGAAGTGCCTATGAAAGAGATGTGCATGGATGGCAAACCTAGATTTTTGGTGTTAGCAAAAGCATCTATGATAAGAAAAGGACTACAAGGTGGGTTTTGTTACAGAAGAGTACAAACTCAAGGCGAAAAATACACTGATGAGCCAGATAAAAACGAATATTCGCACCCAGTAGAAGCTCTAGAATACGCATTACAGGGTGAAGGTGAAGGAAGAGCTGCATTGACTAGGGTATCTAACTTTTCAAAACCTACCACAGCGAAGGTGCAAGTCAGCGTATTTTAATGATCAGCAAAGTATTTGTAATTTTTGAAGATGACAAGACAAATTGGTGGTCTTGGTTACTAAAAAAAGGCTGTCGGCATTGTTATTTGGTCAAACCATCGCCTAACGGCTACATAATTCATGGCAAAAGACAAGAAGGATTTGATTTATTTACTGTAAAAGACCAAGATAGTATAATTCAAAACATTTATGCTATTGTGGATTATGTTCCAATAGAAAAAAGAAGGTCGTTATTTATGTTAAATACATGTGTTGGTCACATCAAACAACTCTTAGGAATAAATAATCCATTTATTCTTACGCCCTATCAATTATTAAAGCATATGAGGAAATAACATGGGATTTTTAAAAAGACCTAAAGCCCCAGAACCCACAGCGCAAGAGCTTGCAGTCGTTGAAAGACAATCAAGAAGGCTTGATGAAGAAATAGAAGAATCAGAAAAAAGATTAAAAGCAATTGCACGCGGTAGATTAGGCACAGCTTCTTTACTTGCACCAGGAACACAAACATCTACTAGCTCTGGTAAAAGAACTGGTGGCTCTATGAGAACAGGAAGAGGAAGTATGCTAGGCACTAGAGGAGGTGGCACATTTAGAACGAGAGGTGTGTCAAACAACAGAACTGAAGGCGGTAGGATGTCAAGCTACTAACTGAGTATTTATTATGCAAATCCCAAAAGAGTTAGGTTCATACGAAGATATTAAAAGACGAGAAGCAGATGCATTTAAAAGAATGTCTAACTGGCATGATTTGTTAGATGATGTCTACGAATATTTTTTACCTAACAGAAACTTGTTTGATGACTTTGCAAAAGGTCAAAAGAAGATGGATCGCATTTTTGATTCAACAGCTATGGAAGCTATACAGCAAGCCGCAAGCAAACTTCAAGAAAATATTGCACCAATACAAGCACGTTGGGCTACATTTGCTCCCTCTAATGAGATTGTAAATGAGTTAGCCGAAGGTAATTTTGACGTAACAGAAAAAGATATACGTGAAAACCTAGAGAATCAAGCAACTATAGTCTTTGATTACATAAACAGATCAAACTTTGCTACACAATTTTTTGAGCACGCACTAGATTTATTAGT